CCTTCGAGGAGGTTGACCGAGATGCAACTACAAAAGTTAATATCGGAGAAACTTCAGTTGGAGTCCAAGTGGGCAACTCAGGCGTTATCTCAGGGCAGAGTAACACCTGATATGAAGTGGATCGATATAAAGATCAAAAATCTTAGAACAAAGATTAATGATCAAAGTGTTGAAGACGCTAAAAAAGGTCTTCTAGATATAGCTAGCTAGACTAGCTTAAAAAAAACAATTTTTTTCCTAAGTGTCGTATGCTCTAAATTTTCCTGAAAAGCATTCAGTGTCGCATCCAGAATAAAACCCCTGGTGAAGTAGGTCGTCTACTATTCAATAAAATAAATTTTCGAAAAAACACTCATGGTATAATAGTAAAATAAAAAAATAAGGAGAGCAAAAATGTTTGAATGGAAACACCCAAGTTATTATGCGGAACTTAGAAAGCTCCGTAAGATCGAAGAAGAGAAGGAGTCGGAGAACAATCAGGACAAGGATCCTTCTGAACAATCTCAAGATCCTCAATCTGAAAAATAAGTTTAGTGCCCTTGCAAGTTTTGCAGGGGTCGCTATTCCTTCGCTTCTCCCCAGGATCGTCCGAGGGCAATATCAACTTTGGAAGGTACTTTGAGACTTTCGATTGCATTTTCCATTATCTCCTTTACTGAATGTATATCTGATTCCTCATTAATTGAAAAACATAATTCATCATGTATTTGTAACAAAGGTTTGAATCCCGCCTGATGGCATTTAATCATAGCTTGTTTTGTTTGATCTGCAGCAGATCCCTGTATTAATCTATTCAATGCTTTGTATGTAAAGGCCCTTCTGATGTTATTTCCATAAATGGCCTTAGCCTCTTCATATTGCATTGCCTTATTCATTCCGAAGGTAGCAGGCTCCCACATGTCAAATCGGCATTTACGGCCTCCTATAGTCCGAATAAAGCCATATTTTGAGGCAGAGCTAGATACATCTGTTGCTAATTTCTTAACAAATGGCACTCTTTCTCCATATTGTCTTAATAGATTTTCAGCTTTATCTTTAGAAATACCTAATTCCTTACCTAATTTAGCCTTACCCATACCATAGAATAAACCCAAATTAATTGTTTTCGCTTGAGTTCTTGTGATACCTGCCATGTCTGCAACTATTTGGTGAAAGTCCGCAGACTCATTTTTGTAAGCTTCAATAAACTCCGCTGCACCTTCAAAGTTATCATTGACCGATGCAGCGTAGTGAGCAACTAGCCTAGGCTCTTGTTGTGAGTAGTCGAAACTACCCCATTGTTTACCTTCTTCAGGTAGGAACAAACTTCTAATTTTGTCACCAAACTCTTTGTTTCGAGCTGGTATTTGTTGTAAGTTAGGATTTGAATATGATAGTCTTCCAGAAACTGTACCACCTTGATCACTTCTTAGTTGATTTATTTCTGAATGTATTCTACCTTTATGAACATAACGTTGAATTGAGTCTATAAATGTTGAATGGAATTTATTTATTTCTCTTGCTTCTCTTATTAGTTGGGCTATCGGGTTATCACAGTTTACTAACCAATTTTGGGTAAAGCTTGGCTCACCGGTTTTCGGTGTTCGTGGATACTCAACTCCTATTCTGTCAAAAATTTGTGCTACTGATCTTGCTGCCCAGATGTCTACATCAAGCGTGGTCTGAGATTTTATGCTTGATAAAACCTCAGACTCTTTTAGTTTGAACTCTTTTTTTAGCATAGCTGCCTTCTCTTCGTCAACTCTTATTCCTGTCCTTCTAGTTTCGATTAATATAGGTAATAGATCCATCTCCATTTCCCACACATCATGAAGGCTTTGTTTACTTATTTCTGACTTAAATCTATCCCACAACCTTAACGTTAGTCCTGCATCTTGTTCAGCATAAAAACCAACATATCCTGCAGGTAACTTCCAAAGATCTGCTTTTGCATCTATTCCCCACTCTTTAGCTTTCTCTGATAAAAAAGTTTCGTTTTTTATTTCTCCTAAATAATCTTTAGCACAGGCATTCAAACTAAAACTGTATCTGTTTTCATTGATTAGAGCTGCTGCAATCATGGTATCAACTATTTTACCTTTGATAGTAAAACCATTTACAAGTAACCAACCCACATCGTAACTAGCATTGTGAAATACTTTTGTTGCTGGTGTATTTAAAACATCCTGCATCCAGGCACAGGTAATAGATAAATCCATATTACCACCTGCATCATGTGCTATAGGAAAATACCATTGTTGTCCAAGTGCTGCTACTGCAAAACCTACTATGTGACCATCAAATGTTGCCCAACCTGGTCCTTTTGTTTTTATATTTGGATCTTTAGTTTCTAAGTCGATTGCAATCTCGTTTGCTTTTGATAGATCTGGATACTCTGATGGACAAATCCAATCGCTGTCGTTGTATATAAAATTTAATTGATGTGTCATTGTTTTTTCCTACTTAGTCCTTTGTCTTCAATAGACATTATTTTTTTAAATGGAATCCCCATTTCGAATAGTGCACAATCTGCACAATAATATGTATGGTTGTGAACAATTACAGCAATAACATTGTTGCAGTTTTCACACATAATTAATTTACTTTTTCTTTTTGTCATCCTTAAGTTTTAAAATTTCTAAATCACAATAATGTTTTATCTTTTCTAAATCTTCAATTTTATTTTTGTAAAGGTACCTGCAAACATACTTAATTACATTGCCTTGAAAAAAAGAAAGATTATTTTTTGATATAAATTCATATGGTTGAATCTTAAATTTTTTATAATGGGATCCTCCAACTTGTTTGTCTTGTGGAAATATGTCATCGAACATATCTTTATCTGTCATAATTAGCCTCGTATTGTTTAAAATATTTTCCTAATGGAAAATTGTATTGATGATATGTGCCCAACAGATGGAGTGTTTGTTTGGATCTTGTGGCACCTGTGTACCAAACTCTAAGTTCTTTTACTTTATCTGTTAAATTTTTTTTATCGTAATGAGAAGGGAAGTTACATTTACTTGCTAAGATAACATTATCAGCTTCTCCACCTTTTACCTGGTGTATCGTATCAATAATAATTTTTGGTGGTTGTGTTAAATCTACACCTTCATTCATAAGTTTCTGAAAATACTGCTTATCTTTGTCCTTAAATTTTCTTTTAAATACTTGATTCCAAAGACCTTTTTCGTCACGCATACCGCATCTTAAGTGTAATTCGTCAAATGTAAACACTTGATTTGGATGTGCAAAACTCCATTTTTTACTGTCCGTTGACCGGTAGCCGTGATCTATGTTTAATAAATATTCGTACATTGTGCATGCTTCCTCACGATTTATGCTGCCACCTTCACAAATTTTTTTCCAATACTCAATTGCATAAAATTGATTCGGGTCAAATGACTTGTTATTTTTTTGATCTTGATAATATAGGCCAAGGTTCTTTGCCTCCTGCTGCAGCTCCTTCTTCACATCATTTATTCTAGCTAGGACCATCCAACTACCCTCTAAATCCCAAGGCACTTTCTTTAATCCATTCCATCTATAAATAGCACCTACTTTGTCATTAGAATAAAATTCTTTTTTTACTCGGTTGTCACCCATAGAATTCAATAAACATTGAGAAAAAAAATGTATATTTTTATTTAGTCTCACAGATTTTTTTAAGACTAGAGATCTTCCAGGGAAAGTTTGAAACAAAGTTACATCAGCACCATTCCATTCGTATATTGCTTGGTCATCATCTCCAGCGATATATACTCTCTCTACTCCTTCAGACATCTTAACAACCATATCCCACTGCAACGGTGTAAGATCCTGAGCTTCATCTACCATCAATACCCTAAAGGGAACCACTAGACCATCTGTAATAAATTTATGCACCATATCTGTAAAATCTAATCTATCCGGTGTTCGGTGTCCATTTTCCAACTCCATTGTTTTGAATTGTTCATAACCTGCAATTATAGATTTGAACTGTTGCAGTCTTACATTTTTTCTAGGTTGTTGTTTGTAGAGCCAAACAGGATCAACCTTCATGTTCCGTGCCCTATCGTAAATTTGAAGTGACCAATTATTATATACTTTTTGATCATCCCATGCATCTTTATAGCCTACCTTGACAGTGCCATATTGTGTATGAAAAGTTAACAAATCAGCTTTGGGATCTAGTACAGGTATCTCTGCAAATTGTTGTCTTGCTAATGAGTGAAGTGTTCTAAAATATTTAAATGCATCTTCATCATAACCTTTAAATTTTTTTCTTACCCTTGTAACACATTCATTTACAGCTTTATTCGTAAACGATACGTAACAAATTTCATCAGGTGAATAACCCTTTTCAAGAAAACGTTTTACACGTTTCAAAAGGTTTTCTGTTTTTCCTGTTCCTGGTGGTCCAAAGATCTTAATTGTCTTCCCACGCAGCCTTTGCTTTAACGAATTTGACATCTTTATTTTTATGCTCACTTTGTTTTGGTAGAATCACAACCCAATGCCTAGACTGTATACCTTTAAATTTAGCTTTAGGCTTTGCCCCACCTTGTTCTAAAAATCTTGTGCATTCTTTTTCATTCCAATTGTAACTCATTTTTTTCATAAAAGCTCTAAACGTTTCAAGTTTAAATCTCATTTCTGTTTCATCACGCCATATATTACCAGAATCTATTTGATCAAATTCTGTAGTGTCTTCGACATCTTCAAGGAATCTAGACATTCTAGAATTAAATACATCGCTGCTCTCTTCAGAAGCATCAAAACCTTCCATGTCTTGTTTGTTAGTAATAAGTTCATCAAGCCAATCTCTGTATGGATCTGGATCTCTTTTAGTTGGTTTCAATGGTCTCCACACAATATCAAAATTTAAAAGTTGTTCTCCTAATAGTTGCTGTTGGTATAATTGTTTTGTTGATAATCTTATTGACTTTCCTTGTATAGGTAAAATCCAATATGGTTCAGGATATGAATTTACTTTAATTAATTTTCCAACTTCAGGTAAAGCTTCATTAGCACCTATTCCTAATTTTCTTTTTACACACTCACTAGATACACAATGCATTCTAGCAATAGATGTTTTACATTTGTAAGCATACTCTTTGTTTTCAACACCTTTAAAAATATTTTGTAATTCTTTTGGATGTAATTTTTCACTACAAACTTTACCCATCATCTCTCTTGTCCATTCTTCGTACATGACAGGGTCTGGATTAATTTTTTTTGCAAGCACTGCTACATTAAACATAGCATCATTTCTACCTTCACCTTTTACAACTTTATTTTTCATAAAATTTACTACACAAGGTGGGTAGTCTTTTGTTTCATCATCTTGAAATATTTTTAACTTCTTAAACTCTGCAGGTGTAAGTCTAAATTTTTTTACAAACTCATATAAATTTTCTAACTTAATTGAATTACAATTATCATCCATTGCAACTCTAGTAGCTAAATTAGCTTTTTGATAAGGTAGATTTACAAAGTTACCTTTTCTTTTTGCATTCCAATCCTCAGGAGTTAAATCAACTTCATCCTGTGCAGGAAAAATATCTGTAGTCGTATCATTTATTCCAAGATCAGATGCGATCTCAATTAATTTTTTACGCATCGAAGATGCGGGAATAACTCCTTTAATAAATATAATTAAATGGAGTCCGTTGGATTTTGATCTGAACGGGACGAGTGGGTATTTCCTTTTACGAATTGTCGATATAACGTCCTGATGCTGTATATTATAACGATCAACATCGATGACCCCCCAACTGCATGTATTATCATCTCTAATGGGAACTGAACCATAGTAAGCTTCTCCTTTTAAATGTTGTTTCCAATGATCTATCGTCATTGGTTTAGGTTCAACCCAATGTTTAAATTCAGCTTTTCCTTTAGAATTTTTATTTCCAGTAGGAGCAGAACATCCAAAATATGTAGAAGAGCCCTGGAAGAGTTCTACAAACTCCTCCAGGGTGTTGTCAAGTAGGTCCATACTAGAATGGAGTTTTTTCTACTTGTTCTTCTTTACCGTGATTAACTCTAACTGCACCCTTCTTGCAAGACTCATAAAAGTCATGGGCACCTTTAATTGTTTCTTCACTCTCTACTGTCCCTAGGTGTTCAATCTCCCAACCATACCAAGATCCTAAATTATTCTTTTCAAGAACTGTTTTAAGAGAGTATTGTTGAGTAAATGGTGCAGGTCTAAAGAAACCTTTACCATCGCTTCGTTTTTGTCTTAAGGACATCATCATTGAATTCCACTTTTTAGATTTTTTTCTTTGAGTAGATTTCATAGTGATCATAGCTGTGGATGACTTTTCAGGTTCCACTACCATTACATAGTGAGAAGCGGTTTCTTCAATATAATTTCCGTTCTCAAGTCTGTCCTTACCATCGTCTCCTCTGGTAGTTTTAGACATTATGTCCGAATCAGCTGAATAAACATTTGCAGGAGCAACAGCACCTTTATCTCTGTCTCTCCATTCGATGTACTCTAATTTATAATAGCAAGGTATAACTGTTATACCTTCAGCACCATTATATAGCTCATCCGTTACTGTGTTGTAGATCATTCCTGGTCTAGCCTCAGCTATGAACTGACTATCTCCCTGTGTTACTTGTGGAGATAACTGACCAAGAACTTTCAGAAATGGTAATGCTAGACTTTTTGAATCTACATTATCAAATCCAGAATCAGCAAATTGCTCAATATTTATATTGGCAACTGCACCTGCTTCTTTTTTAATCGATACTTCGTTCGATTGTCCGTCTTTTATTTTCATATTATTACCTATTATTTGTTTGTTATTTTCGTTTTATTTGCGATGTACACACCGAACAAATCAAAAGGTAGTTCTTTACCACCCTCAACTTGCTCTTTAACAAAAGCCTTAAGAGTCATAGGTTCAACTTTTTCTTTTTTATTATAGTTGAATCCATGGTCTTCACAGACTTTTATCAATTCAGAGACTTGGTTGTCTTGACCTCTGTTGAAAGAAGCAGTCACAGTATTTTTTATTAAATCCTCATGACCTTTATTTCTTAACCAACTGAAGGCTTCGTCAACACGTGATTCAGGAATTTTCGCTGCATAGAAAGGTTTTACTTCTACAGTAGAACCATCACTAAGTTTTAGCAAAGATACACCTGCTTCCTGCATCATCTCTGGAATTATTCTCTCCTCAAAATCTCTAGCTTTATGCTTGAGCAAAGTAAGTTTTTCTTCTTCTTCTTTTATTTTGATATTGAGATCTTTGAGTTTATTACATTTTTCAGAAATAGATTTAACACTATCCTGACTAATGTCTATGTTAGACATTTTTTCTATATCCATATTTTTCCTCCTCCAGGCTATTAAATTATTTGATTGATCTTTGCAACAAAAAAATATAAAAACTTTGCCGATGTGGAAATACCCTTATAAGACTAAACCTTATGAGCACCAAAGAAATGCTCTTAATGAATCAGCAGAAAAATTAAATTGGGCCTATTTCATGGAGATGGGTACAGGTAAAACAAAAGTAACAATTGATAATATTGCATACTTATACTTTCAACGTAAAATTGATTCGGTATTAATTATTGCACCAAAATCAGTATATACTAATTGGGAAACTGAAATTGAAACTCACATGCCACCTGTTTTAAAATACCAAATTTACAAATGGAATTTAGATAACCCTAAAATATATTACAAATTAAACGAATCAACCAACCTTAGAATCTTTCTAATAAACGTTGAAGCTCTTTCAACCAAGAGGGGTTATGATGCGTGTAAAGATTATTTACTTAGAAATAGATTAAATTTTGTAGCACTGGATGAATCAACCACAATAAAAAACCGACAAGCAAAACGAACAAAAAACATTTTAGGATTAGGAAGATTATCCCATACAAAGCGTATACTAACAGGATCCCCAATAACAAAATCTCCATTGGATCTTTTTACACAATGCCAATTCTTAAGTCCAGAATTATTAGGTTTTAGTAGTTATTTATCTTTTAGGAATAGATATGCTGAGATGACTGATATACCAGTTGGCTCTGGAAGGTACATTTCAGTACCAAAATACTACAAAAAACTAGAAGAATTAGAAGAAAAAATGAAAACTTTCTCTACTAGAATTAGAAAAGATCAATGTTTAGATTTAAAGCCAAAAGTAAGATCTAAAAGATATATTGATTTAGATGGAGATGCTAAAAAAATTTATGAAAGACTTAAACATCATGCTCTTGCTATAGTTGAAGATAGTACAATATCTTTTTCAAACAAACTCACAGAAATTATTAAACTTCACCAGGTATGTAATGGTTTTACAAAGGATGACAATGGTGAATTACTTCAATTACATAAATTTAAATTAAAAGCTCTTGAGGAGACTCTTGAAGAGACTGATGGCAAAGTGATAATATGGGCTAACTACCTATACAATATACATGAAATTAAAGATTTTCTTGTAGAAAAGTATGGGGCCAAATCTACAGTGAGTATTTATGGAGAAGTTAGTGTTAAAGATAGAAAAGATGCTGTCGAACGTATTCAAAAAGATCCTAATTGTCGTTTTTTGGTTGGTAATCCCACTACCGGGGGTTTTGGTCTTACTCTTACTGCTTGCAATACTGTCATCTATTATTCAAACTCATATAACCTAGAAGTTAGAATGCAATCTGAAGATCGTGCTCATAGAATGGGGCAAAAGGGGACTGTGGTTTATGTAGATATAGTTGCAAGAGGAACTCTAGATGAAGCTATTATGAAATCACTTACTGATAAAGGTAAATTAGCAGCAAAGACATTGGGTGAGGAAGATCTTAAGAGTTGGTTGTTATAATTTTGTTGTAATCTTCAACTCTTTGTAAAAATTTATCTCCATATTCTTTCAATTCCGACTCATTTAGTCGGAATTCTTGATATTGTAAATCTCTAGTACAAATTGATATTACGCCTTGTTCTATAGGACCATAATTTTTTGTATGTGCTAAGTAATATGCACCCAGCTGATGTTTGTAATCATCAACCCACTCTTCTCTTTTAGGTTTATTAGATTGTTTCCAATCAACAATACTTGGTTTTCCGTAAGCAACACATGATAAATCTGCTGTGCCTGCAAATTTATTTTCATATTCTAGACTTATTTCATTTCCCCACACTTCATCTATTTTAATATTATTTAAAATAGTTTTAGCCATCATTCTTGGCTTAGATCCCTCTTCCATAGCATTATAATAACCTTGGCCTGTTAAGTGATATTCTAATACCTGGTGCATCTCAGTTCCTATACTTGATGCTTGCCTCATTATTCTATCTGCCTCTGCATCTCCGACTTTACGTCTCCAATTATCTAAAAAACGTTTGTCTTTGGTAGCAGAAAGTATTGTTGTAACACTTGGAACTTTTACATTATCAACTAAGTATTTTCGTCCTGTTGTGTCTGAGAATCTATTGTAATGTTTGTAAGGATACTTTCTAAGTAACTTCATACGAAGTTAATACTACATATGATTTGAAAGTACAGCTAAAAGAATTGCACCTAGTCCACCAATAATAAACTTTTCCATTCTAGCAATACGTGCTTCCATACGATCTATTCTATCAAATGTTTGTCTTTGCATTAATCTGCAAATTTTTTCGTGATTATCAATTCTATCTATTGCTGATCTTTTAGCCACGTCTAACTCCTCTTTGTGCTATTGCTGCTCCTGTTGGATCATTAGGAAACAAAGCTTGAAATTGTTGTGGGTTTACTTGTCCGGTAGCCGGTGGTGCTGGTGCTATAGGAGGTTGAGCTGTAGGGTCTTCTAATTGTAGATCAGCCATAATAGATCCTTCTTCTTCAGCTTCAATAGGTGCCTCTTCAGCATCTACCATAGCTTCATTTTGTGTAGCAGTAGATAACATGTTTACAGCGTTAGTATCAGTTTGCAAGTTACCTGAAGTTCCCGAGTAATCTTGTGCAAACATTACTTCAAAATTGTTTTTAGGTATAGTATTTTCATCGTAAATAGGTGCTGGAACTTTAGCATCTAATTGTTGCATTCTTTCAGTAATTTCTTCTGGTGTTACAGTTTTTGGATCAATTCTTGGAACATCTACATCATTTTCATTTAAGTAATTTACTAATCTTGCAAAAGCTTCTCTTTTTTGTGTAAGACCAAGTCTACCAACAACGCCTGGTGATTGTAAAACATTAGCGGCTGTTTGAATATCTCTTCCCTTAAAATATCTTCTTCCAATACCTAACACTCCTGGCACACCATCACCAACCTTTTTACCCATCAACAATCTAATTTGTTCATCAGGGTTCAAAGCATCATTGAAGGCTCTCATGGCAACTGGATCTGTAAGTATTTGACCTGCACGTCTACCAAGTAATATGAATAATGCAGGTGCAAACGGATTAACAGCTGCAGAACCTCCAAGAACTAAAGCTCCTGTAAATGAGTTAAGACCACCTAATTGTAATCTTCTTTGCATGAAAGTTGATGTATCTGCAATAGGAGTATCTGATACAGCTTTCATGTATGTTAAAAACTTTTCAAACTCTTTTGATTGTCCTCTACCACCAAGTATTGCAATCATTTTTTCTTTTGCAACATCATCTGTAATGTCACCAATTCCTAGCTCTCTCATAAATTTATTAATATTAAAACCAGATGTATCTTTAGGACTAAACTTAATTTTTGTAGCATCAAAAATACTATTACCTGATCTAACTCTATCAATACTAAAATCTACTACATCACCCCTTTGAACCATTGATTCCATTACGTCTACTGTACCATTTATACCTGCTTTGACTGATGATTCATTCATTATTTCATCAATCATGGTTCTACCTGCTGGTGAAGTTGCTGAATCAAAACTTTTTATAAATGAATTAAACATCCATCTTGCTTTTGCTGCATTATACAAAGCTTCTCCACCACCTTTTGTAATACCTATAGCTTGACCTGTCTTTTTAGATACAATTTTATCAGCACCTAATAGTTGTCTAAATTGTTTGATTGCAGTTGAATCACCTCTAGTAAATACATCATTTGCAAGATCATTAAAAAATCTTTGTGCTTTTCTTTTCTCCATTCCACCAATACCTGCAAGTGCTTTATTAGTGAAAGTTGTTGCATTGTAATCTCTAAATATTTTTGTAGCATTTGCTCTTTGATAGAAGTTCATTAAAGTAGAGAAAGTATCATTAGCTCCGTATAATTTATCTTTTAATTTTTTTGATTCATTAATCATTAGATTCATGTTAGCATCAGCTGCAGCTTTGTTAGTTTTTGATAACGTTTCATAAGCAGCTTTAACTGTGTCATCTTTTAAAAAAGTTTCTTTTGTAATATTTCCACCAAAAGAGTTTAAATCATTTTCAAGAGCTTCTCTTATTGACCATAATGTAGGTCTTATATTTTGATATGTTGTTCCTTCAATTGCTCTATTAAGAGTTGTAATCATACCTTTGTATTCTTTTGGAGTTACAAAGTCATCTACTGCGTTCATGTATCTAAAGAATAATGCAAGAGGATCTCCAGTTCCTTGTAGTTTTTGCAAATCTTTTAAAGGGACATCTCCTAATTTGTCTTGTGCATAACCTCTTATGCCAGGAAACTGCATTGCTAATTCGTCAATGTAATCACCAGCTACTTTTTTAACATGTCCTGTAGGAATTACTTTTGGGTTACCTATAGTATCTGCTAGAGTATCGAAAGCTTTATAACTAGCATTGATTAAATTTGAATTTTGTTTGAAAGCCTCATCTGCCTGTTTCCATATGGTTGCAGATAGCATACCTGTTTTTATTAATGGACCATAATTAAGCACAGAATTATTTAAATATTCTCTACCAGCTTTTTGTTCAGCACCTTGTAATGCTTCTTTACCAATACCATTGATGAAAGGCATAATACCAAGGACTTTAAAATATTTAGCAGCAAAACCACCAAGAAGTCCTGTTCCTTCTTGTGCAGTCATTACCATGGGTAGTGGTAGTCCTTTGTCTCTTGCAATGTTAACTAATTCTTTTGCATTTTTTGATTTAGCACCAATCATTAATCTTCCAACTTTACCTAGACCTTTTGTAATTACCGGTGTCAGTGTTGCGGCACCAGCGTTCCAAGCTAGAGCTGTGAACATAGAATCTGCAGCGTTAGCCATCAAATTTGTATCAACCTCTTTTGGGCTCATGTTTTCCATGTCAGAAGCTATTGCATCCATAGCAGCAACTCCAACAGTTTCATTTAACATGTCATAAGTAACTGAACCTGCACCTGCTCCCGCAGTACCACCCAAGACAGAATATACTTCTGCTTTTCCAAGTGGACTAGCTAATACTCTACCAACAGTAGGGTCTGCTACTTTTGCAACTAATTTTGCTAAGCCACCAAGTAATTTAAATCTTCCTGGTAATCTTGCTGTGAGTTTATCAGCAAAGTTACTAAACATTTTAGTTCTAGCAAATAAACCAGTTGATTTATCTCCAGGTACTTTTGATTTAGCTGCACTAAATATTTTTTTTCTCATTGAAACATAAGGTGTAATAGAACCAATAAGATCTCCTGCAAGAACTGCTTCTGATCTACCATCTAATGAGCTACCTGTTTGTTGTAACCTAACACCAATTGGATTTTTTATAGCTTCTTCAATTGTAGCCACATCTTTTGCAGCACCTGCTCTTTGTGATTGTAATTCATTCATTGAAGGACCTGTAATTAATCCTCTTTTTATAGCTTCATCTAGTGCTTGTTTTTGTCTAGTATTTAATTTACTTGGATCAAAAGTTTTGTTATCTATTTGATCTTGAATTTCTTTTAGAGTAGCCATTAGTTTATCCCTTCAATAATGTTCTCAATTTCCTCTACACTTAAATCTTCTGCAAGTTGTGAAGCAACGCCACCTTCACCTTCAAATACTTCAAAGTTTTTCAATCTTCTTAAATCTCTTAGAGTCGTTTCTAATCCACCAGCTGTTGTATATAATGCCTCTTGTCTTCTAATATCAGATTCTAATTGTCTACCAATTGCTTCAATAGAAGCTTTTACATCTTTTGAAGATCTTGTAAGTGAGAAAATATTTACAATTTCTTTTGCAGCATTAACGTCTCGTTGAGTTAATCTGTCTTGATCTTTAAATGTGTTTGCAAGTGCATAAGTTAATGTAACTTCTTGTACAGCAAGTTTTTCTTGTTCTTCTCTAGATAGACCAGATAATAATCCTCTTTTATTTAATTTAGCTTTTGCTTGTTTAATTAAATTTTTACTATCTAATAATTTTTTAGCTGCTTCTTTACCTGCATCATCTAAATTTGGATCTCTATCGATTGCTGCGTATTCATCTGCTTGTAATTCAGCTACTTTTCTTTCTAAAGCATCTAATGACATTCCTGATACTTCAAAGCCTAATACCTCTTTTGCAACTCCACTCAATCTTCTTGTAAATGCATCTATAGATAAAGCAGCACCGGCTTTAACCTGTTCGCCAGACTCATCCATCTGTCCTAAAGTTTTAAGTACATCTCTTGTTACAGATAAAGCATTGTATCTGTTACCTAGAACATCTTGAATATCAAATAATCTCTTATCAACATTTTTTTGTTCTAAGAAGTTTTCGAAGTTACCGATTACATTTCCTGCACTATCAGTTATAGGTGCACCTTGTTGTATAGGAACAAATTGTTCTCTTCCATCTACAACACCTGCAGCCATAGTAACTGTGCCGTCTTTCATTTGATAAGCTTTGTAATTTCTCAGTCTACCATCAGCTCCTCTTATTTGAACTATACCACCAGTTTGTTCAGGTCTTTCTGCTGTAGCATTATCATTTACAAACTTCATATGATCAAGAGCTGCATTCAATGATGCCTCTCTATTACTTGCTCTTAGTTCACCTTCTTTTAATTTTATTGTCGCGTAGTTATTTACAGCAGGTCCAATAGCTTGACCAAACACTTCCATAGCACCAGCAACACCAGCTTTTTTAGTAGTACCAGTTAATAATCCTGAAGCAAGGTTAGCTAAAAATACTAAGCCTGCTTGTGAACCCTCATTTTTAAATACTTCTTCCTGATATTTTTTAGCTAGAGCTATTGTTTTATTAAAGTCTGGATCATCAGAAGGACCTCCTAAGGTAATTTCATTAGTGCCCTGAGCTGTGTTTTGGTTTTGAATATTTTTCTTCTCCTCTTTTGGCATATCTTTTTCTGTTTTTTCAACAAATCCAGGTCCACCTTTTTCTCCTGGAGGAATAGATGGTTTACCTGCACCAATAGAATTCTCTTGTACTGTATCTAAATTAGCTATGTCATCAGATGTTGTTACATCATCCTGTAGTAATGGATCTCCTTCAGCTTTTAATTCTTTTTTTCTGTTCTGACCAAAATTGAATCTCCCAGAACCAGGTCCTTCTTTAGGAGCTGCTGAGCTTCTTGGTTTAAATTCCTCAGGTGGTTTTGGTACAAACTTACCAAATTGTTTTTCAAACATATCATCAGTTAAATAACCTTCTGTTCCAAATTGCATAGATTTTTGTCTATGGGCTGCTCTTTCTTCTGGACTCATTTTAGCAATTCTTTTTCTCTCTTTGTCACCTGCATACATTAGATATGCTGGTCCTGCCATAAGTGCCATAGAAGTAGCAGCAGGTAAACTTGCTAATCCTGGTAATGCTTTTGTTGCTATATATGATCCTCCTAAACCAAATGCAGTTCTTCCAATAGGATCTTGAATACCTAAGGCTTGAGCCACTTTATCTCCAGCATAGTAACCACCTACTGTAGGAATATTTATACCTGATTTTAAAAATCTTACTGGACCACTAACTGACATTCTTTCAAATAAGTTAGGTGGTTTTCGTAAAGCTGGAACAGGTGCTGCTGTAGTTGGTTGTCCAACCATAACACCTGTGTTTGCATTAATAGTTTTTAGATGACCTTTTTTTAAAGCCTCTTTACGAAACATAGGTCTATTTAATACTTTGTTTAAAGACACTAGACCTCCTAATTTGTTCCGGCTGGTTTATTTAATCCTTGGTAAGCAGCAAATGCACCTAGCCCTGTTCCTACAGCTTGAGCTAATGGACTCGTTGATGGCTGTGTACCCATCGTAACCTGTGAAGATGATTTAGGACCTGAAGCATAAAGGTTAGCAAGGAACTCAGCTCTTTGATAAGGTTCATATTGTTGTTGTAATGTTGATTGTCTTTGAGCATCTAAAACTTGTTGAGCTAATTGTCTTTGAACACCACCTGCTTGCATCAATTGATTTATATCTGCTTGAGCCATCTGTTGTTGTCCAGCTCCAATGTTAGATAATTGTTGACCAGCACTCAAACCTAATCGTTGTTGGTTTTGTGCAGCTGACAGAGCAGTACCAAATCCTTGTTGTTGTGCTCTGCCCATAGCTTCTAAAGTTCTATTTTGTAATTCTGCTTGTTGCACCCCTTCTCTTCCACCACCAAACGCACCTGATTGAACTGCTTGTGCTGAAAGTTGGTTTTGCATCATCTGTCCTTGTCTTGCGATTTCATTAGTAACATAAGCTTGGTAAGGATTTAAGTATTGTGCTATTTGTGAAGCACCTATTGGAGCTGCTGCTCCTTGAATTTGTGCAATACCTTGGTTTACTGTTCCTGCTCCAACACCTGTTGTTCCAGAAGCCGTTAAACCTGCTTGTTCTAATGCTGTTAAAGGAGATACTTGATAGTTTGGCAAGTTGATAGGTTTTTGTGCAACCTGTCTTGCAATGTCCATCAACTCAATTTTTCTTTCCTCTATACCAGGAGCTTCTCTAACAAATTGTGTTTGAGTGGCCGGTGTCGATGGTTGTTGTGATCTGCCTCCTCCTAAACCTAAAAAACTCATATATTTATCCTATCCATTTTTCTAATTGCACATGTTTCTTTTTCCAGCCCCATTTTTTAGAAACTTTTTCCCAACCGGGTCTAGCTAAAATACTTAATCTTTTACATTCATTTGCAGTAGCAAAATTAGTAACATCCTTAATCAAATTATCTTCCCACAGTTCTCTTCTCTTACCTGTGCAAATAATAATTTCGTATTGGTTATAATTTGGCATTACACCTATTCTACCAATACAAATACCAAAAACTTTGTTCTCTTCACTTTCGTCTGAGCCAAACATAATCCAACACTGCATTACATCTTTTTTTAGCTCATTCATAATCCAAGTAGCATCAGCATACTTACCAGAGAAAGCTAAAGCTTCCGAAACCATAAACTCTGCTAGTGGCCAAAATCTTTCTATATCTTTTGGCTCAAGCGGAAGAATGCTTACTAGGGGCTTAATTGATTTTTTGTTTGCTGTCGCCATTTCTATCCTCTAGTAAATCAAAAATACGTTTGTATCTTTTTTGTTGTTCATAGAAATATTGAGCACCTTTTTCTCGCATGTCTTTCATGCTTTTTGGATTTGCCCCAGCTAAAATCCCAGCACCTAATACTCCATCTGCTCTTGTTACAAACTCTCCGTCTGCTAATTGAGCTAACATTGTATCCTCGTCTTTATCTCCTGCTCCTGCACCATCCTCCACATAACCAGATGCTCTTACATAATTGTTTGCATCATTTTCATCATGGGAAACTTTTGATGGTAAATAATTTATACCACCTTGATTGAATTTTTTAATTTCTGCTAATCCACCTGTTTTTAATCTTGTTTGATTTAATGAATACGGACCAACTCTTCTTTGTCCTAGTCCTGCCTCTTCTGGTGAATAAACTTTTTCATATGCTTTTTCTTGTCCTGTTGTTGGATCAATATAAGTATATCCAGGTCTTTGTTCTTTTAAATCTAGATAACTCATATTATAACCTGGCATAAAAATATCAGTTGGCCCTGGATCGAATGCTCCAGATAAATAAGTTCCTAGTCCAATTGCTGTAGCTACTCTTCCTCCAGAAAACTCTGCAGTTGGGTCACCACCTTTTTTTAGTAAATCTAATAAACTTTTATCTCCTACTGTTTTTCCACCACTTATTGAATCTGGTACATTGAAATTAGGTCCTGGTGTGCCTGGGAATCTTGATAAAAACGCAGGTTGTGTTGCTGCAAAAGATTTATATGCGTTTGGTGCAAATGTTTGTAAGCCTGCAGAACCTGCTGTATACCCACCGTAGGCACCCAAAGCTCCTCTTAATAGGCTTCCTATTCCTGAAGCTCCTTGTTGTTTAGCACCTTTGTATCCTTGATAACCACCGTATGCAGCTAATGCGTAGGGTATTAGATTTAGCATTATTTAAATTCTCCTTTTAAGATCTTAAGTATGAAATAATACCATTTTACTACCTCGGTTTCAACTCATCAGCAAAACGACCTTCATATTGATGCTCCCCCACATGTACGATTGAGTCATTGACATATGTGTAACACTTGCCCCCTATGTCCTTCCAACGCTTACAAAAGGCAAAATCTTCACCTAAATATGATTTAGTATCTGGGTCATGTAAGGTATCGAAAAAATTCCATAAATGAGGTCTATCTATATATTTACCATTAATAACAGTCTTTTGCACAATATTATGATTTGGATAAGCCTTTATCATCTTATCAAAAACACCTCTTTTAATTAACATACACCCTGTTGGACTGTGCGTTACTTCCATAACACCATCTTCAATCTGTATATCTTTTGCATTTGCAACTCTCATTGGGTAACAATTTAAATTTTTTGGTATATCTCCTGGTCCTTTTATTTCTCCATTCTCCATTCTTTTATATAGTTTATCCCACATCATTGTCTTTAAAGGGTAAGGAATTGAAATAACATCTTTGTCTTTTTCTATCATAGTTAATATTGATTCTGGCTCCATATAAATATCAGAATCTACAAATAATAAATGTGTAAAGTCAGATGCTAAAAAACCAGATACGCATAAGTTTCTACCTTGGGTTACTAATGAAGATTTTAATAATGAAAAAGTTATTCTTATCTTTTTTTTCATACACAATTGTTGAAGCTCAAGTAATGCTTGTGTGTAATGGATTGAAACATTGCTATGCACTGGTGTTGCAACATATAATGAATAAGGTTTTACTGTTTCTACCTCTTCTTTCCACATTGGAGTTATTGATTTTTCGTAAGGAGGTGGTTGTATTTTAAGTTCTTTTAAGGTTTGATAAGTATCTTTATTTATTGTTTCTTTCATTTATAGCCCCTTCCAAAAAGCCAGACCACTCATGACCTTTTTTGTCCCAATTATAAAATCTTTTATAAAATTTTTGTTGTTCCTCTAAATGGTCTTGTATGTAATCTGTATGTAAGTAAGTTGCTGCCATTTGTATTGCTGCTGCAGTATCTCTTGCCATGCTGTTGTAATTTTTACTGTATGTAATATATACAGGCCATTCAGCACATGTTTCATATAAAGCACCAAAGTTGTTTGTAATTACATGAACTCCTGCTGCTAGGGCTTCTAATGCTGACACACAAGAGGTTTCCTCAAATATGCTTGGGTAAACAAACATATCATAACTTGGCATCACCTCTCTTATATACTCATTTGGTTTGTAGCCAATATAATTTACATTTGGTAATTTCTCTGCCTGGTCATACAAAGGTTTGAATTGTTCATCATTGTTATTTTTAAAGTTATCTCCATAAACTTGTGTGGAGCTGTAAACATCTAAAGTAATATTAGGATCTTTTATTTCTTGCATGGCCCTCAGTACAAGGTTTAAGCCTCTCCATGGAGTGCAATGATGGATTAATTTTATAGGGTCACCTTTTTTATATACTTTTCTTTGTGGAAAAGAATCAATACCGTTTTTAATTACTAATGATTTTTCTGTTGGAATATCAAAAAAATATCTAAACTTCTCATAGTTCCAATGACTATTAAATACGTACCAATCATATTCTTTATGCCTTTCTTTGTTTCCGAAAAAAGCTTGAAGATTAGGTTGATCCCAAGAATTTTTTTGCCATAAGATATTTACTTTATTAGGGTCTAATGGAACTTTACCAGGTATTGATGTACATATTTGTACTTTGTCTAGCAAATCTTTGGATACATGCTTATGAAGCATTTCCATTTGAATTTCTGTTGCACCTCTAGGATTCATTATTTTAATGTTATAAAACTGTTTAGGGTAAGTCTACCATTTTCAATGTCTGTACCATGATGTCCATAACCCATATGTAAATAAATGCCAGAATACATTATTAATCTATTTTTTACAAACTTAAAATCATTAATAATATTTTTGTTAATATCATATAAACGTGTCCCAGAATTTAAATTTGTTTCTGACAAATATACTAAAGAAGCGAGTTCATAAAAATCTCTATGTATAAATTCTTTTTTGTTATCTTCTTCTAGTCTTAGCTGTATAAAATGGGTAATAAATTTAACTTCCTCTGGCTTGATCAACCTATTAAAAAACATCAAAAAATTAATGTATTCAAATAAAAAAGGATTTGTTTCAACCAATGGTAAGCTTCTGAAGCCTGGAAATGTCTCAGTAGTTCCTCTTAAAGAATTAAGAGACTCCTGATCGTACAATTTAATCTTTTTTAATTCAGGTAAAATAAAATCTAACCTAGGAATAAAATCTTCAACCTGCTTAGCTATCATTATCCTTAGTTAGACTTTCCATAGATACTTTCGTAACTTTGATTTCCAAGTCTTGTCTAAAATCATCAGCAGTAGTATCAGTGTTGGGATCAGCAACATCAGCGTCAAAATCAGCTTTGCTATCATAAACTTTTCCTGTTCTTTTATGTTTAATTATTTCTTTAGCTTCAGCTGGTATTTTTCTTAAAGTCATACTATTTCTCCTTTCTTAAAAATGAATCGTAGTTCCAAGAATTATTTTTTCCCCAGAAGTCACAATATTTACTATCTCTACTAAATGAAGTTAAATTACAAGATTTAAGTATATCATACTTTTCTGGTTCTATGGTATCCTCTATAACTAAAGAATCACCAGGAGCCATCATAGGCGACACCTTATTAATAATTCCTTGCATATTAACATGACAATCTTCAATAACTATCATAGGGGATTCGTATTTTTCAAACTCATGAGAGTCTATATTGTTAACATCTAATTTTATAAATTCAACATTCGGTATGTCTTGGATCTCCTGATTGTCTACAGTAATAACTCTTGTATCTAAACCTAATGTTTTTGTCATGTCAGAAAACCAAGAAGCAGAACCACCTTCTCCTGAACCAAATTCTAATATTGTTTTCGGTTTAATATCCTGCAGCATCTGTTGATATATAGTTAAACTCATAGGATCTTTTAATAACTTAAGTCCTTTCCATTTAAAATTAGCAAACTTTGCAAGCTGTATAACGTTAGTATAATGTTTATTATTTTCTAAAATTCTATCAATAACATTTAATTCAGCTTTGTATTCATGAGTAGTATCTTCCTCTTCTATAGTATTCCCTTTTGTAAATAAATTTGCATATTCACTATCCTGCATTGTTTTATAAATGTTCATCATCTGATCAACCATGGCATTTATAAAATGTTTTTTATTTGCATTTCGAATAGTCATTACACCCTCTTGTTTAATTTTTTCTATTTCATCATTTGAAAATAACAAGTTAAGTGTTGTTTTTGTGGTTTCAATTTTCATAATTAATCTTGTTTATATATAGCTAAACTTAAAGATAGTCTAGGTTCTTTTATAGAAGTTACACAATGTGGAGTCATTCTATTTATGAACTGAACATTTTGATCTTTAACCACTACCTCTTTATTACCAATACTCCAAAGAGATTCTCCATATATGTTTTTTATAAATAAAGGATAATCATCTGTATGTTCTGGAAAAGAAACATTTTGATTATTGAGTCCTTTAGAAAAATAAAAATTACCACATATTCTTACACCAAATGTTTCTAAAGCAACCTTTTCAATCTCCTTAAGTTCATCACTTATATCAAGCACATCACTTATAATAAATGAAAATCCTTTATCATAAAAATTTTTAAACTTATCAAAATCTAAAAAGCCGTATATATCAAATAATTCTTTTCTTAGTTTTGTTCCTAGATTATCTATGAGACAAATACTTTCATGCCCATGGTGAAACTGATAAGGAAATCTTTTTGATATTTTTAACAAATCAAACATATCCCATTCTTTTAAATTTACTTGATGGGTGCTTAAAAACTCATTAAATTTTTGAAAAGATTGTTGATGAGGATTTCTCATGGACGGCCTTGGCCCTTGTAGCGTTGATGTTTCTGTTGCCGTTTTTCGTGTTTATTTTTATTTTTTTTATGTTGACCAGGACCTCTTTTTTTAGGTTTATCTCTGGGTACAAAATGTGTAAATTTTTGTCTAGCCATTCTCCTGAGATCTGTCTATTTGAGCATAACTAATAACACCTTGAATTTTACTACTACCTGTTGCTGCTTGTATGGTTATTGCATCACTTGCTTCTAAATTTAAACCTTGTGGTGCAGCATTAACTTGTGTCTTGGCTGCAACGTCATCTCTAAAAAATTCATACTCAGCACTCGAATCAGAAGAATCTACTAAATTCATGTTTACTAAAATAGCTGATGATGCATCATTGTTTGCAACATAAATGCTTTTAACTATTATTGTTGCATCACTAGGACATGTTAGTGCAGTAGTCTTGCTTGTATCAGTCTGTTTAAAACCTTGATTTTTATATTGTATGGTCATGTTAAAAAATAATTGAATGCATCTTGTTCATTTTTAATTTCTCTTTGGTAGGATGTGTTTAGCTTATCCTTTAATGTTTGTAAAGATTGAGCAACCTGTCTTTGGTTTTCTTCAGTATATTCAGGTGTTGGTTCTGGTATTTGTATATCTACTCTAGCCATTATTTAGGTCCTTTACCAGTCCCCGTATTCCTTGCTTCAAATGCCATACCTGGACCTGTGTATTTTTCTCTACCTAAAGCAGATAAAGCTGGATCTGATTTATAACTTTTATCTTGTACCAGATAATCTCCAAGTCTCACTTTATTTTCAGCTGCAAGTTTTTCTTTTTCTTTTGCTGCTAACTCCTCTTGTTTTTGGAATTGTTTTTGTATGAAAGAATTTTTAGCTAACTGTAAAGGTGTAGTGTAATTTACATACTTAGGATTTTGTTCATTAAATCTTCTATCGTATTCTTTTCTAATATACTCTGCATAATTACCTCTTAAACTTCTAACATTTTTACCCATGGCATCTTTCAAAAGTCCGCTTCCTGGATCAGTATAAAAACCCTCAAGTCCTCCTGGAGCTTTTGCTCCTTCCATTATAGAGGTTATATATTCTCTATCTTGCATTGGTAAATCATCAAATCTATCTGCAGCATCAATTGCACCCATAACCAAATTACCAGGAGTTGGTAATTTTCTGTAAAAATCTTTTATTTGTTGTAATCCAGAAGGAACAGTTTCTGTAACAAACTGATTTATATTTTGTCCAACATTACCCATTCTGTTAGTCAGAGTATCAAAACTTTCTCCTAAACTTTGTTTAGCATCTGTTAGCAGTCCACCTTGAAGAAAGTCTCTGTTTAATTGATCTCTTATTAAATTAATACCTCCGCCCTGAACTCTTTCAGGATTAGTCATAAAGCTTCTATACGCTTCAAAAGAGGGGTATTTAGCTTGAAGTGCAAGGTCTTGGTTATAATTTTGTAATAGTATATCGTCCATTATCCTCTCATACCGTCTGGTTGTACGTCTGCTCTAAACGTCCCATATCTCCAATTTTGGTCTGTAGAGGTATTAGCAACCTTGAGACTTGCAAATCTTGATCTAGCACGTGTATCCACCTTATCAGTTGACGCACTGATTGTAAATGGACCTAACGGAGAAGAAGCAGAACTAGTTTGTGGATATGATCTTAAGTTTATTGTTATCTGTGCATCGCCCGTAAGTAATTTAAAATCTGGTATAAATCTTCTAATGCTCATAAAAAATTGTCCATCACCACCTGCTGACAAATCAAAATCTCCTGATGTTATAAATGCAGGTATTGCTGTTTTGTTACCAAGAGCATCTACTTCATTGTTTCCCACCTCATGTGCATAATATACTGAAGCTCCATTTACATTAGTTGCTCCTTGTACAATAGGGAATGTAGGCACTGATGTTGGTTCAAATTCAGTTGCATAAGGATTATCGTATAATGTTGCATCAGCCCAAGAAGTTCTGGCTAGTGATCCTGTAGTCCAAGTGTTTTCAGTATAGTTGTAAGTTACAACTCTATCTACTTGTTCTTGTCCATTCTTCGCATAGAACCAAGTTATCTCTTCATACAAATGATTTAGTCCAGCATATACTTGTTCTCCTGCTGTATAATTAATTCCTAAGTTATTTCCTTTACTTGTAAATACAAAATCTTCTACTAAACATGGTAATGATTTTACTGTACCATCGTAAACAAAAAACCCACCTGCTTGACCCATCCAAAAAACTTTACCATTAACATATTTAACAGCGTGTTGGCCAATCAATCCACAATTAGATCCCACCTGTCTAATAGAAAAAGTAAATGGAGGACCTACAAACTGCATGATATACGCAGAAGTATCAGTTAGAATTAATATGTAATCTTTAGCTTTTGCTGCTCCAACTATTTTTACACCAGAGTCTAATCTAAAAGTTCCCGCAGTATTTGTAGATGTAGGTAAATAAGTGTTTAAACTTTCTTGGTCAGAAAATCTTATAAACATTTTATCTTGTGTAGCCTCAGTTCCTATGGTCGTTTCTGTTCCTAAAATAATTAAATGTCTATCTCTTTCAGATACAATTGACATTACAGATGTGGATGGAGCACCTGTTATAGCTGATGCTCGTGTGCTTAATGCAGCAGGAAGAGAAGATATTGCTTCCCATTGAAATGTTTGTCCATTTTTAATTGTTGCAACAAGAGTGCTTCCAAAATGATCTAATGACCAAGAAGCAGGGTCTAGTAATACTGTTGTAGAAGTTGAAGCTTGTCCCCAAGCAGTAAAGTATTCTACAGAAGCTCCATTTGAATGAGCTGTCCTTGTACCTCCAGATCCTCTAGTAATGCCAGTGAGATCGTTTCCTGAAATGTTTGTGTATGATATAAATTCTGTTCCTATTTTAACACTTCCGCTAGTTGGAAAACCAACTGTAGATGTAACTGTTATGTTGGTTGCCGATCCATTGTTACCTTGAGTGTCATCAGCCAATGATCCATTAAGAGTTGTGACAAGTCCTGATTGACCTCCCCACGAAGATGTTCCCCAACCATAACCAGCTGTTTGATTAAGTGGACCAACTTCAATATAAGGATTAAGTACAGCTGATCCACTAGCAGCTACTGTAGTGCCTGCTGCTGAAGCCATTGTAATAGTAAAGGTGTCTACGGTGGCCGTTACTACTTGAAAAGTATTAGTTGTAAAATCTAAAGCTGTGTATCCAGCTCCTACTGGAGGAGTAACACTTGTAAAAGTAAATAAGTCTCCCTCAGTCAGTCCATGTCCAACTTTATTTACAGTAACAGTGGCACTTGTATTTACGGTTGTAAATGTTGCACCTGTAATTGGAGTATCTAGAGGTGTAATATCATAGAAAGCACCTTCAAAATATATAACCAATACTTTGTTTGTTCCTAAAGCAACATATTTTCTACCATCTAAGTCAGCCCAAATAAGCTGTTCTCTTACTGCTCCAACAATTGTTGAGTTTAAAATCTGTTCCCAACCACCTATTTTTTCAGGTAGTCCGTATCTGAATCTAACAAAGTCTCCGTCAACCCATTGACCTTCTGCACCTGTTTCAGTTACTTGTTTGTTAAATCCTGGTCGTATCTGTATGTTAGTTAATGGCATGCCAGATTATAGCATAAAAGCTTATCTTCTTAAACCTATCCGAAGTCTTTTGTCAAATTTCCAATCTTTATGAGGACCTTCTTGATTAACATAATGCATAAATACTTGGCTGTATTGATCTCCTTCATAAGGTCCCTCTCTGTAATGCTCCCAATCAATACCTTTATAAACTATTGCTTCTCCAGGTTTTAAATCAAAACACTTGCCATCAGCACACATTTTCCATGGCACACTATCAGATCCTAAATGTAAGGTAACAGAATACTCACAAGATGGTCTATCTCTATGTTTTTTTAATTCAGATCCGTTTACATACATCCTATAAAATGAATAAGTAGGCCACAATTTTACACCACATATTTCTTCCATACGTTTCCATTTTTGCACTAATAAAATCTCTGTAGCTGGATCAGCATAATGAGATGCATCAAAATTAGTCACAACATCATCAGCCATAGACAACCCACCTGCGTTATTTCTTAAATTTAATTTTGCATAACTATGAAAGAAAAAAGCCTCCTCTGGAGTTATAAAATCTTTTACAAGTATTGGTGTTTTTAATTTATCCATGATACTAAACTATACCTTACTCCCTTTGTAACTGGTTTGACTCCGTGCGGATACATAAAATTACTTGGCCAAATAACACATCTGTTTGGTTGCAAATCAACTTTTCCAATATCTGGAAAATGTAATTCACCTCCCTCGTAATCATTATTTAATAAATATATAAAACTTAGTCTTCTTGGATATAGAAGACTAGCATCAACATGCGGTTTATAATTACCACCAACTGTGTATCTTAAAATTTCTAGCTGTGAAACATTGCAATCCCAAAACTCTATGCCTGTATCCTTTACGTATTTTCTTACTATTTGCATAACCACTTCATGAAAAAAATATGTATAATGAACATTTGTCATGGAGTTATGATGAGTGCATAAAGGTAAACAATCAACAACTCTAAAAGATTTATCAAGTTTACCACCATCACCAGTATCTCCAATTTTTCCTGCTTCCCAATAATCAGGTTGAACTGTATTAAGCCATTTCAATAACTTTTGTAATTTTTGTATTGGTATTACATTGTCGTATACCTTTACGTATTCAGATAAATTTTTTTGAGTATCGTTTAGAATTATTTTGTTATTTTTTTGTTCCATACACTTCTTATAAATTTATATCTTATTGTAGAGATTTTAAAATCCTTTTCATCTATTTCTTTTTTGGTTATTGGTTTAATTTCCATTTTCCATTTTTCTCTTCTGAAGGGTATTACTTGAGCATAGGGTGTACCTTTTTTGATGGTACCTTGATAACCATTTTTATATTTCCAACCGTTAAATACTGATGGAAATTGCACTCTATGGGAGTGCATATCAGTATCTACTATACCTGCTAATATTTCGAATCTATCATCATTGTTATTTAATACTGGTAAAAACAAACATGAATAACCTTTTGGTGTCTCAATAAACCATGGGTTTTCAAACTTAAAAAAATTGTTTGATAAATTTCTTTCTTTAAGAGGAGAGCCATGTAATTGTTTGAAAGGATGAAAAGATGCTTCAGCTCCTATACCTAAATAATTCCATTGTGATTGTAAAAATGGAGGAGCCATTGAAAAACCCTGTTGAATTTTATATTCCCATTTATCTTCATCATTTTCTGGGTTTTCTTTGGGTTTCATATCCACATAATAGTCTTGTGGAGTTCTTAGAATATATCCAGTTGTTAGAGTATCCATAAAAGGTAAACAACCTTTTACTGTAAAATGCCCTAATTTGTGTTCCAATTTTTTATACCATTCTGGTACATTTACAGAAACTGGTTCAGGTTTGACATCTGACCATTCAATGTATTCATTGAGTGCCCTAAAGACAATCTTATTTTCAAACATACAGAGTATGTATATACTAAATGAAAAGGAGTTCTAGTAAATTATACTGGAATTTCCATGTGACTTACAGCAGATCCAAATCTTCCTTCCATATATTTATAGAAAGAATCCATTGGCCAAGATGGGTTGTCACTTAACGCACCACCATCAGCTTCAGCTTTCACAGTTTCAATGTTTGTAAGATGTGCTTGATATCTAGTGTTGTGTGGTTGATCTACTTCTTCATTGTGAAATTGTAAATGTTCTTGAATTTTTTTCTTACAGTTTTCAAGTTCATCTTTAAATCTATCAAGATTTGCACATGCACCAGGTCTGTCAGTGTATGTAATTGCATTATGTCTTGAATCAAAATCAATTACTTTTTCACCTCTTACAAGAGCATTAAAATCTTCATCTGAAATTTCAGTAGCACTTGCTCCAGTTTCATGTTTTAAAGCATAATCTCTTGCCGCATCGTCTTTACAAAAAACAATAGGACTTACTCCTTCAACATTCCAAATTACCGCTGCCATTAGAATCCACCTCCATTTTTCTCCCAGAAGAACATATAACCTGGTCCACCATTTTGTGCAGATTGGTTAGGGCTTCCACCTGGGCCACCCATAGTTTTTGCTAATTGGAAGAAACCAGAGTTTGCCGCTGGGAATGAGTTTGATAAAGCATCTGTGTTTACACCTTGTGCTTTTACAACTGGAAACACAACTTTTAAATCATATAAATTTGTTTGATTAAATTGGTTAACACTTGGATCTAATCCTGATAAACCACCAGTAGTTGGTTGGTTAGGATAAGGAGAGAAAGGCGATCCTCTTCCGCCTGCATCACCACCGTTAGGTCCCCCATTTCCACCGCCACCTATTGTAACGTTTGCAAATTGAGATGATCCTCCACCGCCACCGATGTTAACTGTTTGACCAGATAATCCTCCAGGTACTGATACTGCAAAGAAACCAACCCCACCATTACCGCCTGGGCCTCCTGGTCTTACTGGATCATTTCTAGTACCACCGTTTCCTGCTCCTCCACCTGCATAACCAATTCCAGCCGTAACGCCTGGAGTTAGTGGTGAGTAAGTTGTTGATACGGGTCCTGGACTTGCAATAGCAAGTGTGTAATCAAAAGAGTCTCCACCTGCCGCTGCACCTGAAGATGCTGCAGTTAGTCTTCCTTGAGCATCAACAGTAAATCCTGCATTTGTATATGAGCCTGCAGTTACAGCAGTGTTTGCTAATTTTGCTGCAGTTACGTTGTCATCTAAAATTTTTGCAGTAGTAACATTGTCATCTGCAATTTTTGCTGTAGTAACCGCGTTAGCTGCAATAGCTGGTGCTGTTACCGCATTGTTTGAAAGTGCTGCAGCTAGTACCGCATCATCAGCAATTTTTGCAGCTGTGATTGCATCGTCTGCAATTTGAGCAGTTCCGATTGTACCACCTAAAGTATTAAGAGCAATTTCATTTAAATTTGTTCCGTCTGTGTAAGCTGCAACTATTTTTGCTTCGCCTACGG